CGATACGCTTTTTAAACGCAAGCCTTGTACCTGTGCCAATATCCTTATCAACCGGCATGGTGGTGACTTCAACATTGAAAGGTAAGCCAACCTCGTAGGTACTGACACTAGCCCGATCAAACGTCACTTCACCGGAAGCTACCGTTTCATTTAGCAGTACATTACCATCAGCGATAATATTTAATGCTTTCCCCTCATGGGGCAGAGAAGATACTGTGGTAGCGGTAGTGCCAGTGAACGCACAATCTGTAAATACAGTGGCATCAAAATACTCGATAAAATAGGTGGTCGTACCGTCGAAAGTGCGTTTGACTACGGTATAGATATCCTCGATATCGACAGCAACAGCCACGAATTCACCATCAGTAATGAACTCGCTGGGGGCTACAACAGATTGCTGGGTAAGCATACTGTAAGCGGCGATAGTACCATCATCCCCATTAACAATAAGTAACAGGTCGGCCTCATCAGTTGATACCGCTTTGCGTACAGCTATTTCAACAGGGTTTTTAAGTAGGTGGGACGACAATAGCGAAATGGCGTTTGTCACGTAGGATAAAGTTGTGTCGCTGTAGATAAACTCAGACAACGATTTACCCTGACGCTTAATAAACAACGTGCCAGAATCAACTTGCACAACACGTATGCCCTCACGCGCACCATGTCTTGTGCCAACTTTGATAAAAAAGTTGACCGGGGTTATGGGTTCAAGCCCTGCCTGGGGGACATGAAACTCACCACCGGTAGTGAATAACTGAAGGTCACGACCTGAGTTAATATCAACGATCTTGTTTAATGTGCTGGTATCAAGCGTGGCTGATACCGCGTCATCGTCATAAGCCTCATTAGGCCTAAAATCGAAAAAATGCCCAACCTTACTACCCCATACCGTAGAAGGTCGCGACCTACTACCGCCAAAGAACATCCTGCCTTCATGGAAGGTAATTGACCGGGGCCAACCGCGTGTGGCTGACCACACATTTTCATAGCCGGTTTCCAGTTCCCAGTTACCTGAAGCGATATCCGAAGTATCAAAAAAGGGGACTTCGGTAACTCCCTTTACGACAGTGCTTGAAACACGTTGGGTAATACGCAAACGCCCTTGTGGGTTTACGTTAATATATTGATTAACATGCCCGGAGTTAAAAACCCCGGAACCTGCTGTTAATTTAACTGTGCCAGCTACTTCATTCGGGGTAAGGGTGGTAGCAGGATTACTGGTAGAGAGACTGAACGCATACGCAGGTATGCTATCAAAACTCAAGCTGCTGACTGTCCAATCCGCGTTAGTAGCACCGCGCACTATCTTTATCGGGTTAATATCTTCATGCGTTATCAATAATGTATCGGCGCTCTGTGCCCAACACATTTCACTAATCATATCACCCGTGAGTCCTGTGACAGTGGCATAGTCATTGCCTGACGCATTGATATTAGTGATTAAAGTTTTATTACGAAAGACATACATTTTACCCGGGACAAAAGCTAAAACGTATCGGTCAGTTGTGCTGAACTCAAAATGTACCAGCCGTACACCGTCCTCAGGTGAATCGCCTGAAGGTATTTCAAATAAGTACTTAGTACCGGGGCGGCGTTTACATCCGCCTTGCGGTTGCACTAATACGTTGGTGAGTTTGCTTGCACCGTTTTTATATTGGTTAATGTCGATACGCGCACGAACAAGCGGGTCAATCTCTCCCGCCGTAAAGTTAGATTGGAAATCGACATACTTGGTCATCAGTATCTCGCAACAATAAGAGAGAAATCTTCTATTGCTTGCGGGGTATTGCCTTGCCCATCTATATTCATGGCAGTACGCATAAACCCACCGCGCCCGTTTTCAGCGGGAGAACCAACAGCAATGTTTTTCCAGTAGTCTGTTTTAGATACTTGATCAGTAATAGGCTCAGCAAGATGCCAGACCATCTGGTATTTAAGTAGTTGTATAAACCATGTCGGCATAGCGGATTCAGGTATCGTGGTCTGATAGTCAATAACCACGGTAGTCTGATCAGTCAGTATTTTATCACCGTAGATTTCCCATGACGTGATAGGTCTAGCACCTGCTTGTGATGAGTTAAAAACAGCCCTGGGTGGCCCCAGACGATCAGAAGGTAGCTGGTATTCATACGTCCACTCATTGACAGGAGTAGCTGTAGTCCTTGCCAGGGCTACTTTCTTAAATGAAAAACTCCAGGGGTAAACCTGAAGGGTAGTATTTTTTATGTCGCTATAAAGCCGGTCACAGACGTTAGCTTCGTCAGTTCCTTCGTTAAAAGACGAAATAGGTGCTGCGCCCAAAAGCAATAAAGCGTCAGAACAAATAGATAGGGCAGAGTCGCCAGCCGCCATAATTCTTCCCCAAAAGTCAGGGAGCGGGGATCATAACACCCCCGCTCACAAGGGGTTTAGTCTGTATCAGTCGCACTGATAGCAGTACCGTCAGCAATATCAACAACACCAGAGGCGTTTGCGTTGACATAAGTGACCACTAAAGATGGGGTACCACCAACACCGGTGTACGCCATAATAATGTCCCCAACTGCCAATGTGTCAGACAGATCATTAAAATAACCCGCTGTATTCATTGTGGCCGCAGTATCAGCCGTTGAGTAGGTATATACGCCTGGGGCGTTACCTTTTTTGGAAGCGTTTACACAGTTCCAACCTGTTGCACTAAAAGCCATTATCAAGCCCTCCTATTATGCGCCGTTTTCATCACAAGTGATTTCAACGATACCTTCTGCATCAATGCCGACAGAGCCAGCAGAGAACATAGAAGCAACCAGATAAGAAGTCTTTTCTGGAATGTAGTTGATTTCAGTCTTGATACCCATGCCTTCGGCATAGCCTAAAGCCTGTTGATGCCAGGCAAAACACTGACGATCACCAGTAGTCAGGGTCAAACCGCCCTCGTCACGATCACCGATAACGTGGAAGTTGAAACCTAAGAAGGTATTAACTTCACCGTTAACCAGGGTCTTAACGCTGTTGTAGTCAGAACTGGTTACTTCAGTTTCAGCCAACAGGCCAGCCAGGTTATTTGCGTGAACCAGAATATGACGACCTTGTGATGGTACATTGCCAGCGTCCATCAATTTCTTGGTTTCCAGCAGTTTAGCCAGGTTCAGGTTAGTGTTAGCGCCACCAATAGAAGAAGCAACGGTCAGTGAAGACGAGGCTGAATCCAAAGCGTCAATGATAAGTTGGTCAGCACGACGACCGATAGACTTAGAGACTACCTGTACAAGTTCCTGACGTTCATCAAAATTGACCTTAGCCTGGTTGAAAATATCACTGTATTCAGCCGCGATATAATCAGACAGGGTGACAGTGGCTTGTGAGTAATCCACGTTCATCGGTACTACATCAGTCTGTGGTACACGAACCTGGGCTACGCCTTTGCCGATTTTAGGGAATTTGTGCGTTGAACCTTCGACACCTGTACGCAGACGGACAGTATTACGCAATACAGACTCAGCTTGATAAGCCTGTTTAACCTCCGCATCGAACAAGGTAACAAAGGCGTTTGAAATATTAATCGCCATTTGTATCTCCAAAACAAAAAACTTTTTAGGTTAATTCGCCATGGTTATCCAAGAGATTTTGGGCCGGACTTGCGTTTTACATTCCGCCGGAATGAGTAGGCTACTACTATCTAGGGTCGTAAGATTATCCTATAGAGGATAATAGAGTATTGCCAGAAAAAAGCAAGTGAGTACTTACTTACAAGTACTCACATTAACTTTTTAGTTGTAGGCTTTTTCAAAAGCCTTTTCGACTTTAGCTCTAAACGCTGCATCAGTCTGGTAACGGGGGTCGGCAACCATCGATTCGAGCTCTTCCTTACTGTGAGAATCAGGGGTCGGGGTGGTCTGTACGGGGACTTTCCCTTCATAGGCTGAACGTATTTTGTTAAAGACACTAATACCTTCCGCTGTACCTGCCATTATTTTGAATTCCTGATAGTCATCAGGGGAGAAAATACCTTTGCTGACAAACCCGCCACCCCAGGTAGCCATAGACTTAATCATATTATCCGCGTTAGGGCCAAGTTTAG